ATATACCGCTCCGATGGAATAAAAAGGTTAAGGTTGAACATTATGGCTAATTCTGTGAAGTTTAAATTGAATTTGCCGGGGCTTAATGAGCTTATGAAGTCGCAGGAAATGCAAGATGCACTTCTGGAAGCGGGCAAAGCAGTGGCAACGGCAGCGGGATCGGAATATGAAGCGGGAGTCCATACAATAAATTGGATTGCCGTATCAAATGTCTATCCTTCCACAGAAGCGGCGCACCGTGAAAATATGAAAAACAATACGCTCTTGCAGGCACTTGGGAGCGTAGGGTTAAGGATGACAAAAAATGATTGAAGGAACAATTTTAACAGCTTTAAACGGAATATTAACCGATAAGGCTTATATCAGTGTGCCCGAAGTAAAGCCGGACAGGTTTTATGTCATTCAAAAAACAGGCAGCACGTTTACAGACAAAGTAAAAACCGCAACATTAGTGATTCAGAGTTATGCTCCGACCATGTACGATGCTTCCGACATGAATGAACTTATGAAAACGGCAATGTTTGGGCTTGTTAGTCGTTCTGATATATCATCTGTCAAACTTAATTCCGATTATAACTACACAGACACAACGGAGAAAACGTGCCGTTATCAGGCCGTTTTTGTCGTAACCTATTTTGACTAAGGAGGCAAACTATGGGTAATACTGCAACATATGTTAGTACCGGTAAGCCTAAAAGCACTGGTGCGGTGTTCAGAGCTCCTAAGGGAACAACGGCACCGACTGATGCAACAACAGCGCTTGCAAGTGCTTTCAAATGCCTCGGTCACGTTTCAGAAGACGGCCTTGAGAATGCCAATGATCTGGAAGTGTCCGAGATAAAAGTATGGGGAGGATTGATCGTATATCGTTCGCTTAATTCTCTTAATGATACGTTTTCGCTTAAACTTCTGGAAAGCGAAAACCCCGAGACATTAAAGGCTGTTTATGGGGCCTCTAATGTAACTGTTGATGGATCCGGCAATATCACAGTCAATGTTAAGGCCGACGATCCGGAAGAGGGCGTATGGGTATTTGAAACCCGGCTTAGGAATGGATTAGCAAAAAGGATTGTTATTCCGGATGGAGCCATTACAGCCAGAGATCCTATCACGTACAACGACACGGATGCTATTGCTTACGGTATCACAGTCAGCGCATATCCGGATTCAAACGGGAAAACACACACGGAGCATATAGGATCTCCGGATGCTTCTGTATAAGAGGTGAAATATGACAAAAGGAACAACAAAAAGCGGGATTTCATTCAGAATAGATGAGCGGGTCAAGGATGATGTCAGGCTTCTGTATATACTTACAAAGATACAACAGCCGGACGTTGACCCTATGGACGCATCAAACCTTCTTATGTCGCTGCTTAACATCATATTCGGCAACGAAGAAGGCGCATTTACGTTCATGAATGAGGTTGCAAATCATAACAAAGGTGTATGTGACACCAAAACCATGATGAAGGAGTTGAATGAGATTCTTGAGGCTTGCCGGATAAAAAACTCCTCATCCTCGCACAAATCATCATCCAGTGCGAGGAAGAGTTGAAATGCGATCTTGCTGAAACCTATCATTTGTTCCTACCCAACTTTTTCGAGCTGCCAGAGGGATACCCACCATCCTTCGTGGCAGCTCTTACTTTGGGTTTACATGAAGATTCAAGGGTAAAAAAGAAGTTATCAAAACAAAAGTTAAGCTTGGATGAAATGCTTCTGGCCGTTATTGCGGACCGTTTAAATGTTCTTGTATGGCAAAACACAAAAGATGGTCACAAGGGACGAAATCAGCCTAAGAGCATATTGAAAGAGCTTACAGAAGACAAGCAAAAAGAAGAATTATACGTATTTGACACTCCGGAAGATTTTGATGAGTGGTATGAAAAGTCGAGGACCTAAATATGTCAGAGATCGGAACCGCTTATGTGCTCATAGAGCCAACAGCACAAGGTATTAGTGGGAAAATTGAAAAAGAGATGGGTGGAGTTGGCGCGACAAGTGGTGCGTCATTTTCCAAAGGTTTTAGTGGCGCGTTAAAGGGTGCCGGAGTTGCGGTTGCTGCCACAGGTGCCGCAGTCGGAGCTATGGGCGCAAAATTGGTATCATCAGCAAGCGCCGCAGCGGAATACGGTGACAATATAGATAAAATGTCTCAAAAACTCGGATTATCAGCCGAAAGTTATCAGAAGTGGGATTATGTTTTGGGTCAGTCGGGCACTGATATAGACAGTATGCAGACCGGACTGAAAACCATGACGAACAAACTGGATGATGCGAAGAATGGATCCGAGGATGCACAGGCAATGTTTGCAAAGCTTGGATTGAGTCTTAATGACATTCAGAACATGAGCCGCGAAGATGTTTTTGGTGCTGTTATCGCAGGATTTCAGGGCATGGAAGACAGCACAGAACGTGCGGCACTTGCGAATGATATGTTCGGCAAAAGCGGTCAGAACTTGACACCATTATTCAATGAGTCTGTTGAAAGCACTCAGGCGCTGATGCAAGCTGCCGAAAACTTAAACATGATAATTAGTGATGATGCTGTCAAGGGTGCCGCGGCTTATCAAGATTCGCTTGATACCATGAAACGTACAATGGCCGGGGTCACAAGGGATCTTACATCGCAGTTCATGCCGGGCATTACACAGGTAATGGACGGATTAACACAGATATTTGCGGGCAATTCAGAGGGTGGAATACAGCAGATATCCGAAGGTGTGCAAAGCGTAGTTGATGGAATTATCGAGCATCTGCCCGAGATAGCCGAAACAGGAACACAGATCCTTGAGGCACTTGCAAAAGCCATCCTCGACAATCTGCCCCAACTCGTAGATGTTGGAATGGACATAGTTACCGAATTATGCACATTTATCATCGATAATTTGCCCGAAATCATACAAGTTGGATTACAGATTATAACTGAACTTGCGATGGGAATTGCGGAAGCGTTGCCGGAGTTGATTCCAACGATAGTTGATACCATTTTGACCATCGTTGATTATCTCATCGACAATGTTGATTTGCTGATAGATGCGTCAATAGCCATAATTTTGGGACTTGCAGAAGGGCTGATAAAGGCCTTGCCGAAGCTGATAGAAAAATTGCCGGAGATAATTATCAAGATTGTTGAAGCGCTGATAAGGAATGCCCCGAAGATCTTGAAAGCCGGTGTTGAGTTAATTGTCATGCTCATCAAGGGCATTGTCAGTTGTTGGAAAAAAATATTTGAAATCGGCAAACAGATAATTGATAAAGTCAAAGAAGGCATTTCACAGAAGATAGAAGATGCGAAGAACTGGGGCAAAGATTTGATAAAGAACTTTGTCAGCGGCATAACGCAGAAGTGGGAAGACCTGAAAAACGGTGTGAAGGGCGTGGCGCAGAGCATAAAGAACTGGCTCGGCTTCTCGGAACCGAAAGAAGGCCCTTTATCAAACTTCCATACATTCGCACCGGATATGATGGAACTGTACGCAAAGGGCATCACGGATAATGCCGGAGTGGTCAAGGATGCGCTTCAGAGTGCGACATCAGGCATGATGGATACTTCCGTGAATGCGAATGTTGCACAGAGCGTTAATGCACAGGTCGGGAACATCGGTGTTGGCTCCGGTTCAGACCTTTACAGGTTGCTTGCTGAATACCTGCCTATCATCGCAGAAGGCGAAGGCGCACAGGTATCGCTTGTTGGTGATGCGAATGCCTTGTTTAATGTGATGAAGCAGAAGAACTACGAATACAAAAAGCAGTATGGTGTATCTGCTTTTGCATAGGAGAAAATCATGACTTTTAAGGTCGGAACTACAAGTTATGCGAATAATGTAGTCATAGGCACGTATGATGTAAATCAGGTGCCTGTTTATGATGAATGGACAGATGCAAACGGCGGGATACACCGGCTGAAGATCCGCGACAAGATAACAGGTTCGCTTGACTTGTTCTTCCGGACAGCATCGGCTTATTCTGCCTTCAAAACGGTTGTAGATGGTCAGACATCATCGTCGGATCTGTCAACGCTGATAACCCTGTCAGTTAATAATCTGAACAGCGATGCAACAGGCATCCATGCGTACTTGGATTTT